GCGTGTCCATAGTCAATTTATTTGTCAGTGATTTGTCACCTAAGCAAATAAATACTTAGGAATAAAACGGATAAGTGTTTGTTTAAAAATGCTTATATTTCAATAGGGTTAAGGCAAGAGGTGACAATAAAGACATTTACCATCCCATGAGCAATATGTTAACTTTTTTTGAAGCTATGTCAACGTATTGATTTGCAACGATAATTTCTTTTAATTGTCACCTCGCACTTGCCTTTGTTTTAGCTGTTTTGACAAACTTTGTCAGCGATTTGTCACCTAATCCCCGTAGTGATCCTCGAAACACACAGGGCAGAGACCCTTGAGGTACACATCGGGCTTCTCACAGAAGGCACAACGCTCCTTCGATTCGGTTAGTGGTTTGGTTAATGATTCAGGTATGCCTTTCTTTACGCCTGTGCTGTCCTCATAATAAAGAACGTCACCATCTGCATTACGCTTCCACTTTTGCCAGAAGCCATTGCTGTCTTCGTGGTAAGTTGGGCGACCCTTGACGTCACGCTCGTACCTCTCCCAGTAGTCGTCACAGTCCTCGAAGTAAGTCACTCTGTCATTGGCTTCCATAATCTCGATAGGGAACGCGCAATCAATCCCTAGTTCTGTCAGTGTTTTGCTTAGTGGTTTCATAGTGCTTTATTGGTTGTCTTTAAGTTTGGCGCGGAGTTCCGCTATGTCTGCTTCCATGAGCTTAATAAGGCGCTCTTGGGCTTCACACGCTTTGGTCATACTGTTGAGCCCTCGTGTGAGCAATTGAATATCTGTTGGTTGGAATAGTGTTGGTGCTGTTTTCATTATTAGTGGTTGGTGTGTGTCCTCAGATGTAATTAAATGAGGACACGTTGTTGGTTAGTGTATGTGAGGTTGTTCCAGAGCGTTCCTTGCGTCAAGCATATTAGTGGGAGTTAGCTTAGCGTACCTCAAGGTCATCTCAAAGTTCCTGTGTCCCATCCATTCTTTTACAATTTGGAGAGGTACGTTGCGCTGCACTAATCGAGACGCGCAGGTATGCCTTGTAAGATAGAACACAAAGTCCTTGTCGGCTGTTTCGTTAAGTGCTTCCCGTATGAACTTCCAAGTGCTCGCTATCTTAGCTTCTGTGAACCTAGCAAACGGGAACTGTTCATCCGATAAAGCAAGGTAAGCTTTGTAAGCCCTCTCGGTGAGCCATATGGTGCGCGGATAGTTGTTCTTAGTCTTGCTCAGGTCAACCAACCAGCCGTGCTCAGGGTCTTCTCTCACCGCTGTTTGTGGTATATGACGAGCCTCGATAGGTCGCATACCTGTGTCTATTTGCCATTCAAAGAACCTCGCGAAGTCATCCCTTCCAGAGGCTTCGAGTGCGTCAACAATCTCGTACTCTTCCTCTTCTGTAAGGAAACGCATGCGAGCGTTGGAGAGCTTCTTCTGTTCTATCTTAGGCTTGTGTGTAAGGAACCCACGATCTACCCCGAAGGTTAGGATCTTGGACAGGCAAGACAAGCGGCGATTTATAGTAGCCTTTGCCAGTCCCTTCTTCTCTAGGGCGAATATGAGGGTGTCCACTGCTGCAACGTCTAGCTGAGAAACATCGTAGCCTTGTCCATAGTGATCAAGGATTATCTTTACGTTGGAGCGCATGGTGCTTTCGTTGGCTGTTCCCTCCCAGTAACGTATCATTGTCTTGTCGGCTAGTTCGCCTAGTGTGATGAAGTCACCAGTGCCTTCTAAGAGTTCCGTATAGGGTATCCCTAGGCGTATTCTCTTCTTTAGCTCTGACTCCCAAGCAGCGGCTTCCTCATAGGTTGGCCATTGGCGTCGGTATCGCACACCTTTGACCATGAAGTCTGCCATGAATCTGTTATCGTTTTTCCCACTCTTTCTGATACTCATTCTTAAGTCTTTCTGTGTGTCTTTGTGTGTTGCTATTTTAAATCTTTAAACCTTCTTGTGAATCCTCCCTTTAGATATTTAAAGATTCTAATCTGTGAATGTGTTGAGATAATATGTGACGCGCGTTCTTCAAGTATAATTTTGATATTAACCTGCGACAATCTGACTCATGTTATCTTATAAAGTATCAAACACACCCACATGTCGGTCTGAGACGTAAGGAGGCTTGTTTAATCCGCGTTTCTTCCAGAAAGCTTTCCAGCCCTCGTCAATAAGCTTGGATGTTTGCTTGTTGTACTCTCTATCGAGTGTGTCTTCTGATTTGCCTCCGCGATTTGATACGCGGCGTGCGTTGTGAAGGTTGCGGTAAGCTTTAGGTCGTGCGTGTAGTGGTGTCATAATAGTGTGTGTGTTTTAGGTGTGTTATTTGTTGTTTATGGTGGATTTGATTAATCCGTAGGGAAGGGCAATCACTAGAGCGAGTACCCAAAGTATGAAACATATGCCCCATACCATTGCCGCTCCTTTGACCGTGCAAGCCGTAGCGAACAGGATTAAATCTATAAAGTTGAAGAATGTTTCAACAATCTCCGCAGGTATTGATAGTGTAATGTCTTTCATGTGTGGTGTTATTTGTTGTTGAGTTCTGTTGCGTATTGAATGAGTGACTGAGTAACGTCGCTTGGTAGGTCTAGCTGTCTTATAGCGTACCTTGCGGCGGATTCAGGTGTCCCTTGATGGGAACCAATAGCGTTGCGGATTAGCATACGTGCTAGGTTTAGGCGTTCTGTGATGTCTTGCATGGTTGTTTTATTGTGTGGAGGTTTGTATATATCTAGAAGAAAGCGAGGCCAGTAGCGGCCAGTGTGTCACAAGTAGCGCACTCAGTGTGTGCTAGGTGTACCCGTTCACCTGTCTTGATGCGGTGCTTGGCTGTCTCATATGTAAGCTTATGAGCGGCAGCATAGGAGCCGATACTGTCGTAGTTCAACAGGTAGTCTATGTAGTACGCTTGGAAGCGCTGAGTTTCTCTTGATGTGTTCATAGTATTTTAGTGTGTGTGTGGATTTAGGCTTTATTTGCGCGGCGCTCTGAAGCACGTCGTTTAAGATAGGCCTTAGGTGCAAGGCTGTTAAGCTTACGAATGCCATTGTGGAAGGCATTATAAGCTTTGCGAGCTTCCTTGAACTCAGGCGAAAACTTTATGTGGTCTGGCGTAAACCCCATGGATTGCTTTGTTGAACCTTTAAGTGACTGTAGCTTGTCGGACCATTTTTTGGCGTCTGTCTCTAAGGAAATGATAGATACTATATAGATTTCGTAGGTCATGATATGTGTTTTATGTGTGGTTATTATTGATTTATTGATTAAACGTCGATGGCTAGGAACATAAGCAAAGCGCCTAAGGAACCTGCGAGTAACACGCTGAGTGTGTAGATGAGGGCATCGAGTGTTTTTTGAGTGGTTTTCATTATGTGTGTGTGTGGTTGTTTCGTTGCGTTAATCGCTATAGTGACGCTAGTCGCGCCCTTTCGATGGAAACACTCAATCAAAACAAATACTTACGTGCAAGCTTTTTATTTAAATTAATTGTAGAAAAGTTCGGAGGCCGCTTGTTTACTGGCCTAGAGCGTGAAAGTTTTTTTGAGATGCTTAGGAAAAACCTGCCTGAGGTGTATATAAGAGAGAGAGAGAGAGAAAGACAGACAGTGTGTCTCTGTGTGTTGCTGAGTGTCCTCTGAGTGGACGCGGAACAAGACCGACGTGTGTTGCTGTGTGTCCTCTGTGTGTCCTCTGAGTGTTCAATAGATGGAAACGCAAAAGCGCGGCGAATGGCACACACAGCCAAACGAACACAGACACATGCAGCACACTCGGAACACACTCATTATCCACGCAAAGGGATTATATATCCGTTGTGTAGCTAGGAAAATAAAGGGATACCCCCTGTGCAGTGACAAATCGCGGACAGATTGCACAATATCGGGCACCCTTAGGGGGTAAATTAATTCGACGATATAACGTATAGGGTCTCACATTTTTTTATCAAAACAACAGGGAACACCTATAGAACCCTCTGAGAGGCCCTACAAGGCATTTTGATGTTCTCCAAGGGTGTTCCTATACGAAAAGACCTCCAGAGGCACACAGGGCTCTCTGGAGGTCAACACACACACACAAAACGGCCACTAGTAGTGACCAACACACAAACAAAAGTTAAATATTAGAACACATCCTCCTCATCGTCATCTTCTTCTAGTTCAGTCCACTCAAAGGCATCTTCAGGGTTCTGGTAGAGATCCATAACACCAGCGTGACGCTTACAAGCCTCATTGAGCAGCCCCATGGTAGCAAACGGGTCGCTATAGACCAACTCGAAGGAGTGCTTTGCGTCATCAGGTTGGATGATTATAACAAAGTTCCTACAGTGCTCCCCTAGGCGGGCTTGTATGGACTCGAAGGGTGTCATTTGGATTTCTTAGTAGTGGGTTTCTTACTCCAGTCAATCTTGTCGTAGTTCTTACGCTGCTTTGACGGGTTGTGACCCTTTCTTGGTTGATGACCTTTACCCATGATTACATATAAAGGTTGTTGAGCTTATCAATAACAATCAGGATAGCTTCTCGGTGGTCATTTAGAACAGCTTCTTGATGCACGATGACTTCTGCGAGGGTCTCTATGTTGTCCTCGGAAGTCTTGAGGGAATTATTGAGGATTCCTAGGGCTCCTGAGGTGATTAAGGCGTATAGAATGAGTAGTGTGTGTTTCATATAGTTATATACTGGTTGGTAGTTACTACCTGTCAAACACTAATGAATATACTTTTAAAGGAAACTCTTATGAAAGTTATAAGAACACTTTAAGGAGGGGAACCTATTACCTGTACCTACTTAAATCACTCCTTTCAGGGGAGCACTAAGTGTTTCCTAGTAGGGACTATTTTAAGGTCTGTTCCTACACCCTGTCAAGGGTAAATATCTCTAATTATTAATTAATTTGAGAACACCCCCTTCTTCCTCTACTGTAGGTAGTTAACTGAAGTGTTGATTATCAACGACTTAGGAAACCATTACGAGCCCTCTATTATTTGTTACTAAATAGAGATTGTTCCTAGTTGACAACTCCCTCTCTGGTAACAGGATAAGGGATATGCACACACAAACCACATTAGATCTTGTTACAAAACTACCACTGTCTGAGGCTCCTCGTTGGACTAAAGGGACTAATAAAGGAAAACTAAATCAGAGGGCACTCCAAGTGGCTGGTGAGTTTACTTGTTGTGATCCTCATCCAATGTATGAAGGGTTGTTCTATGATAGTAAGATTCCGAATGGAAACCAGTGGTGGGCTACCGAAGACCGCTGGAAGAACAAAGGAATCGCAACACCCACAGAAATCCACGAGAAACGCCGAGCCGCTCGTGAGCATAACTTAACGAAATCTGATAGTGAGCCTCGGGTGTATGAAGATGGGACGAAATTGGGATGTGTTGACCAGCAAGCTATGCAAGTATCTTGGCAACCTACACAGGGAGATGTCCACCCAAAGTATCCTAATTGGGTTTATTTTACTAAACAAGCGGACGGAGACCAAAGGTGGATTACCTTGGAAGATTTTAATAAGAAAAAAGAGCAAACCAAAGCCTACTGTAAAACACTCGAAGGGCGCGAATCAAGGTGTAAAGCCCAAAAGAAAGCCATAGAAAGTGGCAAGCGTAGCGGTGTTCGTTTTGATATGCATGACAGAGCGCACGCAGAATACGAAGAAGGCTTAATAACGCTTGAGGAGCGCGACAAGGTATGGGCGCTGACAGACCTACGAATAGAACTCAATGTTGGCTTAGAGTATAAAGAGAAATGGAACCTAGATCACATCATCCCAGAGACACACGGAGGACTAACTACAGTTCAAAACTTACAAATGGTTCCCTTCTCTTGGCACGGTTCTAAGAAGAATTATAATCGCCACGTAATGTCCCACTACGGCTCTGATTGCGACATCTGGTATAGAACCCCTCACGTTATGCCAAAGACCCGTGAGTGGACGCACAGCCTATCTGACAAGGAAATTACCACGTTAAGCTACCAGCGCCCCCCGTCTTATTCTTAAAGTAAGCATCAGTAAACCTCTCTAGCTCCTGATCGAGCAACTCTACTTTCCTCTCAGCCATCTTTACCTCTGCATCCTGAGCCATTTGTTCCACCCAATACGCCACAGCGATAGATAAAGCATCGAGTCTATCGTCATGCGTAATCGCTCCACGATCCCTAGTAAGGCGAGACATCTGGTAAAACAAGGAGTACTTCAATTGACTCTCATGGGGATACTTCTGGATAGTCTGGAAGTCATCTTTAATAACATCAGGATCAACCACAAGCCTATGACCAGCCATTACAGGCTCTAGGGTATCAATGATACGCTTCTCCTTCTGCGTACTGTGGCGCACCTCCTCAATACTCACAGGATATATACGGGTCAGCACAGGCTTAATAAGCTCGTTGAACATACCGTCACCAAAGTTGGTTTCGGTCACGATGTAATTGACTTTGTGTTCCTTAGCGAGCTCAGCGAGCTCTACTAGGGTGTCCTCAGAGTAACCTCCAGACAAACCACCAGCAGCAGGGATATACAATGTCCCGTTAAGCATCTTACAGACAGCATAACCAGTCTCATCCTTACCGCGACCAGCAGGGTCAATAGCAAGCACACTACCAGTGTACTCAACCATGTCTCCGAGTGTTTTAAAAGGTCGGTAATATCTCTCACCAGCGAAGGCTACATTGGGAACACTAGAGTCCCACTCAAGCTGAGGATCACGAGCCCACACGTAACGCTCAGGGGCTACCTCGTTGTCTATACTTGTTACGATCAGGTCACTGATCTTCAGAGGGAACTTTTCGACGTCAGACAGCTTAGAGTCCAACATGAACTGCATGGTATATCCCGCAGATCCATAAGAGATCTTTCGTTCTGCTAGGTCTATGTCAGAGAACCGCAGTGGCTCCGTCGTCTTGGTCTCTTGCTCAGCGTCCACGCAGAACTTCGCTACGTTGCCATCATAGATTTTCTCGTTGTGACTCTGAGTGATATACGTAGCTGGCCAAATCTTACTGACGTAACCACGCTCTTGGAGCTTTGTGTAGATACTGTCAAAGGTCTGGGGTGTTCCTAGAAAGAGAACCTTAGAGGTATCGTCAGGTTTAAGGATAGCGTCAAATTCTTTTACCTGTTCCGATAGCTTCTCCCGCATGAGCATCGTAGCACTGTTATTGGCTACCTCAATATCGTCAGCAATGATAATATCCGCACGTGACCCTGTAAGCTGCGAGGATATGCCTAGAGACTTCACTGAGGGCGCGTGAGAGGCAGGGGCTAACCCAACGTCGAAAGAGATCTTAGACTGCCTTTGGTTGTCCTTAGGACGTAGGTGTTGCAGTATCTCCATCTCGTTGATAAGACGAAGTGTGAAGGTACTGAAGTCATCTGAACGTGTCTTACTCGCAGACACCACAAGGATGTTCAACTTTGGATTCATCAAAAGCTGATGCACCACGTATGCCGAGCAGATGTAGCTCTT